TAGCGCGCGGTAAAGGCGAGCGCCAAGGCATCGTCGGTCGCCCATACCGTCGCATCCTGGGCGGGTAGTCCGGTGCTGGGCTTGATGCACATCCGGGGTCCGGAGGCGAGGAAGCCGGCGACATCGAACTCCTCGGTCAAGGCGTCGGCCGAATCCCAACCCTCGGGTTTGTCCTCTGGGGGCAGGAGGACGTCACACGAAGCAGCACCTGCCGCGAGAGCCGCCTGTCCAGCAGCCATGGCGTACTCCCAGCCGGGTTTGTCGCGGTCTGGCCAGATGAGAACGGACTTTCCGGAGAGCGGCGACCAGTCGGTCTTCTCGACCGGAGCCTTCGCGCCGTGCATCGCGGTGGTGGCGGCCACACCGTGAGCGATCAAGGCTTCGGCGCACTTCTCGCCTTCAACCAGCACGACGTTCCCCGCAGCCGCGATGCCGGGCTGGTTGTAGAGAGGCCGAGGCTCGGGTGGGGACATCCTCCGGCGCCGAGCGTCCCAGGGACGGAATTCCTTCTTCCCGCCAGGTGGGTCGTAGCGAGAGACGACGGCAATGAGTCGCCCACTCGCATCGAGGTAATCCCACTTGGCGGTCGCCGGTCCCAGCTCATCAGTCGCCACTTTCGCCTTCTTGGGGGACGTAGAGGGCGCGCGCCCGAGAATCGAGGCGGCTTCGTCGAGCACCCGCTCGAAGTCGATTGCCGCATTTACCGCTATCCGTAACGCGATGAGGTCGAAAATGTCGCCCCCCTGGCCGGTCGCGCGATCGGTCCAGAGCCCGGCCTTCTCGCCTTCGAGGACGACCTCGAGGCTATCGCCGGGGCTCCCGAGGACGTCCCCGATCCGGAAAATGCCCTTGCGCTTCTTACCCGCGGGGTAGAGGGTGAAGAGCACCGAGTCGAGCCGCGCAAGCAATTCCGCGCGAATCTCGTCTCGCTTCGCCTCCTTCGAGGGTTCGGGCGCATCGCGCACGTCGTTGAAGTCGATCATTTCGCCCCCGCTCTCTTCGGTCGTTGGCGAAAGCGCGTCGACCACACCTGAAGTTCGGAGAGCCGAAACCGAATCGTTCGGCCAATCCGGTAGTGCGGAATCTTGTGAAGCCTCCGACTTGCTGGCTTTAGGAAGTAGTGAAAGGGGAGGTTCAGCGCCCGGGCGGCATGGCGGGCGTCCACCATGGGCTCGACAGGGCCTGGTACGGAAAGGGGATGTTTCATGGTTGGGTTCTCCAGCAGCGGTCCTGCCAGGCACACATCCGGCACTCGAAGTGGGTCTGGTCGGTGAAGCTGCGCGGCAGCAATTCCCCTGCCTCGGTCGCCGTGATCACCTTGGCTGCCCGGTCGGACATGCGTTGGGCGAGAGCGCCGTCGAAGGGCACGAGCTCGGTGTAGATTTCCATCGTGTCGGCGTTTACGGCCGTGAAGATCGCCGGGTTCTCGTGCAGTTCGAGGTAGGCCTGATAGAGCGCCACCTGTGCGGCATAGACGGGTTTTGCGACCGCGAGGCGATTCTTTTCGAGGTCGCGCCAGGACTTGGACCCCAGGCACTTGTTCTCCCAGAGGGCGGGATAGGCGAAGCCCTCGGGGCCGCCGACGATCACACCGTCGACATGCCCCTGCAGGCGACCATTGGCGGCGGTGAAGCCAAACTGCTCGCCGTTGGTCTTTCGGGTGCGAAGATCGAACCCTGCTGCCCGGAGCCACGTGACCATGCAGTCCTCGATCACGTGACCGCGCTCGAAGATGCGAAGTATTCGACCGGAAGTCTCGCGGCCGTAATCGACCGGCGCTTTTGCGTACTCGTACTGCAGCGCGCGTTCGCAAGAAGCACCGAGACGAGATGCACCGAGGTATTGCCGTTCGGTTTCCCGATCGCGAGCTTCTTGGAGACCCGCATCCACGAGGGCCATCACCTGCCCGGAGATGCTCGAGGAGGAGTTGAAGTCCATCATGGCGCCGTCTCCCAGGGCAGATCGTCTTTGAGATCCGCAAAGGGTCCGGTGAGGGGATCCGGAGTGGCGGGTAGTCCACGTACCGGCGGGAACTTGGTGGCCTCGTGGTGCTCGACCATCGCCTCCGTGTAGTGGGAGACGATGGCGTCGATCACTTGCAGAGCCTCGGCCTCGGTGTAGGCCCCCAGGGGCTTCTCGAAGCCGATTTCGCTCGCTGCCTCGCCAAAGGACTTGAGGCAGGAGCGCATCGCGGCGAGTTCGACATCAGAGGGATCAATCACCTCGACCCCCTTGATGTCGATGGTCACGCTGTCCTTCGCACGCACCCAGTTGCCGTACATCGCGTGAAACGCGTTTTGGCACCGGGGTGAGCAAAACACCCAGTCGATCGGGTAGCGCCGAGGATCGGCCACACCGTGACGGGTGTCGGTGTGGCCAAGCCCCCGGGCTTCGCGTTGGCAGACCCAGCATTTCACGCAGCCTCCTTCAGCCGCACGCGGTCCTCCACGCGCCGGCGACCTTCGAGGAAGCCATCCTTGTCGATAGAGAACGATGTGCAGGGATGCGCGCACCGGTGTTGAGCGATCATTTGCCGCTGATACGCGACGGTGCAGTCAGTGCAGTAGCGGCTGTCGCCAGGATTGCTGTCCCCTGCTCCTTCCTCCCAAACCTCGTACTGGCGCTTCGAGTTGAAACAAACGGGGTAGGACTTCTTTTCGGTCGCCATGGCTTACTGCGCCCACGCGGGTTTGTTGGTGGCGGGGGCCGGGCGAGGGGGCGCCTGGTGGCTGGGGCCTGCCGGTGAGGGGTACGACGGCGGGGAGGCCGGTGCCTGCGCGGACACGCGGGGGGCGGACCCCATGAGGGCGGCGTAGTCCTTGTGGTCAGGCTCAATGGCGAGCTTCACCACGTTCCTGTCCAGGCCCTTGGCATCCTTTTCCACATCGACACGTGCCAGGAACTCGACCCCGTCGAGCTCGTGAAAACCCTGGATGCGACGAGCAGCGGCGGCCGGCGCGGCGTTGTCCTGCGGGTGGATGTTCCGCGCGGAGTTGAGGATCGCGCGGATCATGCTGCGGCCCATCTGCCCCCAGGTCGGGCCCTTGCGGGAGTGCAGGCCGATGTTCGACCACATCTTGCGTTTGGCGAACGGGCCTTCGAGGACCACGAACTCGCAGGCGAGGTACACCGCGCCCGTGTCGAAGCTCTCGGTCGCGTAGCCGCCTGTCCAGCCCTGAGCGGGGTCATCGTGTCCGCCCGGCTTGATGGTCATGCGAACGCGCACGAGACTCCCCTTCGGGATCAAGTCAAAGCCCAGTTGCTGTTCGGCGTCGTTGAAGTCTTGCCATGCGTTGGTGTTCATCGTTTGCTCCTTGCTGTCTTGGATGTCGGGGTGGGGGTAGGGGCGCCGAGCAACTTCTTGAGCGACCGCGCTCGCCTCTCTAGGGCGGTCAACTGCTCTGCCATTGCAGCGACGCGGGTCTTGAGTTGCAGGAGGCTGTGCCGTAGCCACGTGTTCTCGGCCGAAATCCGGCGCACCGTGGCGCGGGCGGATTTCTCGAAGGTGACGAACTCGTTCTCGGTCACGACGGCACCTCGCCCAGGCACTTGCGGATGAGCTTTCCGAGATGGGGCTCCTCGATTGCATCGAGCCGACCACTGCGGTCCTTGCTGGGGTAGCCGAAGGCGTTGACAGCGCTCGTGACGAAGGCCCGGTAGGGCGTGCCGTCGTCGGCTTTCAAGACCGCGAGCGTGATGACTTCGTCCAGTACGCCGGGAAGCTCGAGAGCCGTCTTGCTGCCTTCCAACTGCAGCTGGTGGTAGCGGCGGTTGAAGTCGTCGGTCTTCTCTTCCAGGATCGCCACATAGATCACGTGCTTGTCGCGGACGTGCTGCAGGTGGGTCAGCGCGGTGATCATTTCCTGGGCGAGAAGTCCGTACGCCCCGCGGGTGTCGGGTTTGCCGTTCTTTTCCGAATAGGCCTGCGGCTGGGTCTTGCACCAGGCGAGGCACAGGCGCGAGAGTACGGTGAGCGAATCCACGAAATAGAACTCGTACTTCGCGAGCTGCGAGGGATCGCCGTAGGCATTGCAGACGTGCTGGTAATGCGCCTCCGAAAAGGCTTGGTCGGCTGTGGCAGTCGGCAGTGGCCCGGCCAGGAAAACCGCCAGATCACGGAACTCCCCCCAGGTGCGGGGCCGCACCGTGTCGCCGGGCCAGTCCTTTACCGCGAGATCCCCGGCTTCGAGGTCGACGAAGAGAGTCTTCTCAGGCGGCAGGGTCTTGAGTTGCGAGGTCTTGCCGACCCCGGGAGGGCCCACGAGACCGATCTTGGCGCTGTGCTTCTCACGCAGGCGCTCTTCGGCCGAGATGATGGGAAGCGCCATTACGCGTCCTCCTTATCAAGTTCGAGGACGAACTTCGCCTTCCCGGCCTTGACGGTGCGGGCCCCTGCGAACTGTTCCTTGAGAACCGAGGGCCAACCGTTGAAGCGGGATTCGGAGACCGACAGCTCGACGTCGATGTAGTCCTCAACGCGCTCGCCGGAGGCCGAGATGCGGCTGGCGATGGCCGACAGGCACTTCTGGTCCCAGGTCACGCGCTTGGGCAGCTCGTAGGAGATGCGAAGCGGGCCATCAGCGAAGTGCGTGACGCCGAAGTCGCGTCCCGACTCTACAAGGGCAGAGCGCGCCGTCTCGCCGTAGCGCTGTTCGAGCGCAGTGGTCATGCGATCGCGGAACAGCTTGGTCCAGGCCGCGAGCGCGGTGAGGGAGTGGTCGAGTTCCTGGAGCCGTTCGTGCGGAAGCCGGGCGATTTGGGCGACCGACAATTCGGGCAGATCGGTCGGGATAATCAAGAGGTCGTTCATGGGCGCTCCTTCAGGCGTAGACCCGCTCGGAAGTCGAGCGGTAAAGGGTGCGTTGTTCCCAATCGAGGACGCCGCCTTCGCCGTCGAGCGGGTAGGTAACCTTCTTCGAATGCTTCGCGAAGTGCGGTCCCTTCCCGATGCAGCGCCAGCGGGCGAGCGTCTTGGGGGAGAGGCCCCACCGATCAGCGAGTTCGTGCTGGGTGAGGTAGCGTTGGCGGTCGGGGTCCGACGGCGCGGAGGGTGTATTGCGGGTCACCGGGATGTCCTTTCGGGTGGTTGATCGGTGACCCGAATACTGGAACCCACCTTTGGGAAATCCGGTGGGAAAGGCGGCGGGAAATCTGCAGATTGCGGCTGTGAACCCCTTAAACGACGATGCCCCGCACAGAGCGGGGCACCGGGGACATCGGAGGCGGGGGGCGACTAGAAGCGCTTCAAGGCGTAGAAGCCGTAGTCATCCCATTCGACCACCTTGTTGAAGGCCTCGAACTGGCGGGTGTTGTGCCGAAAGAGCTCAACTGGATTCTTCTGTGCGGAATCGACCTCGCCCATGATCGAGTCCTTGTGACACTTCCTGCCTTTGGCCGCGTAGAGGTAGCCGAAGATGGCTGCCTGCGTGGCGCTGAACTCGCACGCGTCGCCTTCGATCACGGCTACGCGAAAGTTCTCGTGGAATACGGGGCTCGCCTCGTGCGTGCGTAGGTGGGCGGGTTTGAGGCACCACTCCCAGCGGGCTTCATCGAGCTCGAGCTTGCCGCTTCGGAAATGGGCGATCTCGGTGAGGTGCACGTAGGGCGACGAGATCCCGTCGATGCGGGCCGCGGATCGCGACGTCGTCCCGATGATGACGGCGTTGTCCCGCTCGATGCTGTCCTTGAGAGCGGCCAGGGAGGATCTATGGACCCCGGAGTCGGCAAGCTGGCGGGCAAGCACAATCCGTCGTGCACGCCGATTCTCTTTGTGGTCGCCAACCTTCCACAGGGTGCCCGGCACGAGTTCCGACGAGTCCTGTCTCGCGGCAATTCCGAACGCTTGGCGCAGTCGCGCGAGTAGCCAATCGGGGTCCGCGGCCCAGGCATGAAGTGCGGTATTGGTGATCGGCACGTAGCCACAGTCCGGGCACAGGCCAAGAAGCGTCTTGCCGGCCTGTTGGGGGGCGATGTCTTGCTCCCCGCACCAGGGACACAGGACAACCGGGACGTCCTTGGCGGCGGTGAGCGCCCCACAGTCCCGTAAAACCCTGAGGGCGTCGTGGTGGGCGGGGTCCAGGAGATCCTCGATGACACTCCCACCCCCCTCGAAGGTATCGACGAGGAGGGTGAGTGCGCGGGGTGCCACCGGCGTCATTGCTGCACGGGCTCCGCGGGCGCGGGGCTTGCGACCTTAGGCGCGGGCACCAACCCCCACTCGACAAGGAGGGGCTCGATCAATTTGCGCTCACCTTCGGTGAACTTGTGCAGATTCGCCTGGCCCTTGCGGTTAAAACGCAGCCGCAAGGACTTCTTCTTGTCGCCTCCCTTGCTCGCCTCGGGGTAGAACGGCAATTCGATCGTGGCGCCTACGATCGGCCAGTTCCGATCGAGAGGCCTATCCGCGGGATAGGACGATTTGACGAGCGTCTCCACGGAGGCGCGGCTTTCGCGTCCCTTGACACTGAACTCGCTACACAGGCCATCGTCCGGACGGTAGACGGAGATGGCCTTAAGACGCGGTTGCTCGATGCCGAGGGATTCGCGATCGAAGATATCCACGCCGTTTCGCAGCGAGTCGAGTTGGTAGCGCGCCGGGAAAATCTGCTTGGCCTGCTCCTTGATCTTGAGGCCGTGCTTGGCGAACGCGTCGACAAGGGTTTGCTGCGCGGCAGCGCCTCCAGGTGCCACCGTCTCTGTGCGGCCGGTAGCCAGCTGGTAATTGAGGACCAAGGTGCGAGACAGAATCAGTGGCCCGCGCCGCAGGTCTCCCTTTTCCCACCGCGCTCGGTTGCAGGCGTGATCCGACAGGTCGATGACCACGAGGATGCTCCCCTCGATGTGGCGAGTCACGACGTAGGGCTTGTGGTGGTGGCCGTAGCCAAACTTCTTGAGGTAATACGCAGCGACCGTACTCGAGACGGCCTTTTGGGCAGTCTCGTCTAACTGCAGGGCGGGGAAGGGCGGGAGGGTCCAGCGTTGGGAGGAGCCGCGCGTGAGCCCGTCATCGAAGAGGCGCGCCAGCACCGCCTCATTAAACTTGGCGGGGCAATTCACGTAGAGCCAGAGGGCCCGCTCCTCGGGTGACTCGAGTGTTTCGAAGGCAGCCGTGATTTTGGGGTCGGTGCTGCAGACAGTGAGCATCTGGCGGGTGCCGGCGCCGTCGGCCAATTGGGCCACCTGTTCGATGGCGGCAATCAGGTCGTCCCGGACACTGGTGTCGGGGTGGCTTTCGATGGCGTCAGCGAGGGCTTCCGCCAAAGTAGGCTCCTCAGCCGACCAATCCACGGCCTGGGTGTCAAACACGTGCTCGGAGAGGAATTCGCGCATCAAGTCCGTCGCCAGAGGAAGATTGCGCAGAAACGCCCGGTGGTTGTAAATCATCAG